GTGCCGGCGCGGGCTGTCCAGCTAGCCTGCGCCGTGGCTTGCGGCTTCGCGCGCCGCCTATTTTGAAAATATGATGTATCCGGCCAGAAAGACAGCCGCAAAGCCGAATACGAAATATGCGTCAATGATCATCGTGACCGCTGCCGATGGAAAAAATGAGGCCGTAGATACGGCGGAAGGAAAAGGCCAAGGCCAAAACGAGCAGCAGCATTCCCGCGTGATAAGCGCCTTCGGCCATTTGTTCGGAAGGGCTGCATTCGGGAAAATCCAGCTTAACGGGCTGGCCGAGGTAATACCATTTGCCGCCCACCATCTCCGGACGGGTTAACGTGCCGTCCGGCAGGTAGGCAGGAGGGAGGGCGGACAAGACGAGATCTTCGGCCTGTTGCTTGGATACGCACTGCCAGCCCACCCGGTACATCATTTAACCTCGACCGCCGATACGGGAAACAAATCTGAAGGCGAGGCCGAAGGCGGCGACCGAAATCACCACGGAAACGCCCGCCATACCGATGGCCAGAACGATGGAAACCAGTTTGGCGACTTCGGCGGCGAAAGATGTGCCGATATCTTCAAGACCGGCGGCAGAAGCGGAAACCGCAGCTACAGACAGGGCGGCGGGAAGGGCGGCCTTATAGGCCAGGGATTTGAGTTTAGACATGTTATTCTCCTTAATAACGTGTTTGCCGCCGTTCGGGGGCAGGCGGCACGCCCTTAAAATCATGGTTTGACGGGCGGCACTTTGCCGTCTTTGGGTTCGTCAAGAACGCGCAGGGCTTGTACGACGCGGATGAGCTGTTTGCCTTTTTTGGCTTCCATGTAGCCGATATCGACTTGGACGGGGAGCTTGCCTTTAAGGTGCAACAGTTCGTGATGGCGGGATTCGGGGCCGTATTCGAGTTCAAATGTTTCTACGCCGAACTCTTTCGGCGAGCCTTCATAAATCGGGATTTCGCAGGTGATACGGGTATAGTCGTACTCTATTCCGTTGTCGGTGACGCCTTTGTTCCAGGCGACTTTACGCAGTGTCATTACGGGCATGATTTATCCTTTATGGTTGAGTAATGGCGGTTTGGGTGCCTGACTGTCGGAGCAGGTCAGGACTTGTATTATTCCGCCGCCTTGTCGGAATAATTCGGGTTCAATATTTCGTAAGGCGTGGCATATTTGCTGTAATAGCGATATTCCTGTTCCTGCCAATAGCGCTTCCATGCTTCACGTTCAAAATTCGGTTTGCCTTGGAGATCGGAGGCTTTCATGAGAACAAAGGCGCGGCGGTCTTCTTTGATGCGTTCGGCTTCTTCCATGGTTTCGGCTTGAGCCAAAAGCTTTTCAAAGCCTATGCTGTACATGCGTTCAAGGCGCGATTTCTCTTTCAAATACTCGTTCATGCTGCGGTGTTTCTTCACCGGAGCAGGGCGGGGCGGCTGTCTGTAGGTATCGCCGTAGTCTTCCAATTCTCTGAAAGCCCTGTCGTCTGCGGCCTGTTTTTTGCGTTTGTGTATCTCTCTGACGGGAATATGGCCGCAATCGAAGGCTTCACGGCTTAAACGGCGGGGCATTTCTTTCTGGCCGTCTTGGAGCATTTCCACTATCAAGTCATTGTTTGCTCCGTAGTTTTTGAGCATGACGACGGCGCGGGATGCCTGAATGAAGGCGTATTTCAGAACATGCTCAACTGATATGTGTTCGGTTTTTTTTTTGACTTCCGCGCGGGAAGGGGTTTCGCCGAATTTGGCAATCATGATTTCCAAGGCGGGATAAGCACCGGCGAAGTAACAGCCTGGCTCTATCAGCATCTCAAGCGGCAAGAGGTAGTCTCTGTTTCTGAATTGGACTTCAGGGCGTGTCCACGGGCTTTCGGTATCACCCTGTTCTTTGCCTTTCTCGTAAAAGCGGAAAATTTTGCTGCCACCCCTTGTACCTACCTGAAAGGTTCTTCCTGTGCCTCTGTACAAAAGCCAATCGCCTCCGATACATTCGGCCTGGGGTTTGTTGCGGTAGGTGGTAAACAGGCCGTCTTCCCACATTTGTTTGACCTGATCGCAGGTGTATTCGCCGTTGAGGAAGTCATGCGCCAAATCGATGCGGGTAATCTTGCATTGCAATTCGTGCTCGGCCATGAACTCGTAAAGGCGGGTTTCCCAACCGTCTGCCGCAGCACGCAAGCCCGTTGCGGTGAAGCTGAAACAGACGGTTTCTGCTGTTTGGGCGCCTTCGGCCATAAAAAAGCCGTATTTGGCTTCTTCCGTGCCCATGAGGAAGGAACGTTTGTAGCCGTGGCGGCCGTTCTTCTCGAGTCCGATTTCAAAACCCATGACGGAAAGCAGCCATTCGGAGGCGTTGACCAGTATCTCGTCAGATGCCCCGAGATTGTCCGGACCGATGAAAACGCTTTCTTTAAAGACGACGGTCAGGTAATCAATAAATGCGCCGCGTCCGTTGCTGCCGCGTTTGAGCGGGATGGTTTTTGTCTTGCGGCCGACTTTAATGACGTGTTCATAAGATTCGCTGACAGGAGCAAAAGCCTTTTCATTTCCATCCCAGCCCTCTGCTTTGTCAGTTCCCCCCGTGTTACTAACGGGGGGCACATAGGCCGCCGTAGCGGCAGAGGGGCGAGAAGTCGAAGGGCGGGCGGTGGTACGCATGGCGGTATTCTCTTTTTCTAAGAAAATAGATTAATGCGCAGATATTAAATTAGCAGATTCTATAAAGTCAAGAAATATTTACTTAGCTCCTAAGAAAGTGTAGTTTCTAAAAAAGCTGTAAATCAGGAGATAAAAATGCCCAGTAAGCACATCCAAGACGAGACATGGGAGAAAGTGCGCGAAGAATTCGTCAGAGCCGTAGTTCTGACAAAAGCAGGCTTCAAAGAAACCGAAATACTGAACCTGCTCATAAATAAAGGCATAGAGAAAATCCAAGACGAAGACTACATAGCCTTCGTCATGGACAAGAATAGAAAAAAGGCCGTCTGAAAGACCGCCTAAAACCGCGGCGGCAGGCCGTCTGAAACAAAGTTAAAACAGGTTAAGAAAAGGGTGAGCATCTGCTCATGTAGCGGCTTTTTCCACGCACAAATAAAATAAGCCTTATATTCACGCATAAGGATTTGTTTTATCATGAAAAACGCCGCGCAATGGCTTGATTTGTACAAAAAACGGGCAGGCTTCCGCTCGGACTACGCATTAGCCCGATACTGGGGCGTTTCGCAGAGCCACGTCAGCCAGTACCGGCGCGGCCGTCTGAAACTGCCGCTGGCCGCCGTGCTGGAGATAGCCGGAACGCTGGAGCGCGATCCGCTGGAAATCCTTGTATCGCTTGCGTATCCGAAAGCCCGTCCGCAGGACAGGCCGAAACTGGCCGCCGTGTACTGGAGCGTCTGCATCGACGGCGTAGCCGCCGAGATGTGCGAAAACAGCGCGGGCGGCCGGTGGTATCCGATGCGGCGCTACCGTTAGCATTTGCTGTTTCGCATAATTTATATTATGTTAATTTATATACCGTGATATTCTAATAAACATCTTTATTCTAAGATTCTTGATTCTCCGCTCAGTTTGCTCCTTCCCTATCAACCTATAAAATTATTAAGGCCGTCTGAAAGTTGAGTTTCAGACGGCCTCTGTATATCAAACAAACTCACTACACTTTAGCCGTTTGCCTTTCCTTTGGTAAATATACTTTCAACCACTTCAACAAAGCGGCGCGGCTCACGTTCCAACAATTTCGGCAGGTCGTCTGAAACGGCGGCAAGTTCGCCTTTGGCAATGGCGGTGTAGGTGGAAACCCACGCTTCAATCTGCCAATCGGGCGTGTCAGGGTACGCAGCTTTGCGGCTGGCGAAGGCTTCTTCCACGGTTTCATTGTGGTAGCGGTGCGGTTTGCCGGTGATTTCGGTTAGGACGGCGGCTATTTCAGCGAAGCTTAATGATTGGGAACCAGTCAGCGTGTAGGTCTGATTATCGTGGCGGTGGTTGCCGCACGCGATGTCAGCGATGACGTTTGCCGCCGCTTGGGCGACATCGCGCTGAGAAACGCAGGCAACGCATCCATCGTCGGCTGGGCCTGCGATGATTCCGTCTGCGTTGGCAATCGTTGCCATCATTTCACTGTAAAAATTGTCGCGCAGAAAGGTGTAGCGCATATTCGTTTGTAGGATTGCATTTTCGGTAACTGCATGAGTACGCGCCAGCGTGAAGGTGCTGTCTAACGCCGCCTGTGCAAAAGAGAGATAGACAATGTGTTTCACGCCCGCTCCCGAAGCAGC